CTAGCGTAGCCTCCTTTAATTGTTTCTTTAAAGGTTTGACATCTGCGTCAAGGATTATCTTATTTTCTTCAGCCATTGGTGTGGGTTTTTAAAGGTTAGGGGAATCGTTTTGATTCCCCATGTTTACTACTCTGCTTCTTCCTTCGGGTTCTGCTCCTGCACTTGCTGTGCTAGGAATTGGATGAAGGACATCCCGTACTTAGTAGGCAACTCTTGCGCCCATGCTTCTAGCATTTTGATTTGGTCTTCTGTTAGTGTTACTTTCATTGCATTTGGTTTTTAAGTGAATCTATTTCTGTTTTAAGTTCTTGTATTGCTGCCACCAAAAGAGGCACTAGTTTGGAATGGTCAATGCCTTGGTAAACAGGTATTTCTTTCTCTTCAATTACCGCCTCTGTGATGATGTTTCCTTCTTCATCTAGTTCCGCAGGGGATACCTCTACTTCTTTAATTTTGAATCCATCCTTTTCACCCGTTACCGCTTGAGGGATTACCTCCTGCACCTCGTGAGCAATAAAGCCCATTACCTCTTCATCTGCATCTGCAATGAAATTGAAAGTGCAAGGCTTTAACTGAGTCAATACAGAAAGTGCATTTTGTACGGGATTTACATTTTCCTTTAATCTGTAGTCGGATGATGTATTATAAGAAGTAGCAGATCCACTTGAGAAAATGGAACCTACTATTCCGTTTGGATTACTGAAATAAATTTGAGCCGATGAAGCAGTTGATATTTGATTACAAGCCACACCCGATCTCGATCCGTCTCCGTTTACTTCAAAAAAGCCATTGTTTAAAGTAGTAGTTCTATTTACAAGAACAACCCCCCCCGAAGTGATGCGCATTCTTTCGTTGTCCGATGTACCAAGAACCAAAGCCGAAGCCGAGGCATTCATTACATAGGCGTTGTTTCTCAATGATGTATTTGCTACACCACTACCCGCAACACCTACATAAAGATTCGCCGTTGAACTTGAATTTGTCCATAAAGCCGCGGAATAAGATGCCGCCCCATTGTATGCTATGTGAAGGGAATCGGCCGGACTACTCGTTCCTATGCCAACAAGACCCGCGGAAGTGATTCTAATTCTTTCGCTTCCATTTGTCCCGAATCTAATTGGTAAAGCCCCTTGTGTAAATAAGAATCCACCTGCTCCAATATCTGAACCTACTCGAAATGTGTTAGTTCCATTTTCTTGATATTCAGTAAATGAACCTGATGCACCATTTATTGTTTGAAGTATGTATCCCGATAAAGATGTAGGACTAGCCGTGCCAATCCCAACGTTGCCGCTTGAGGTGATTCGCATACGTTCGGAAGTATTCGAAAAAGATATATATCCCGAGTTCGGATTTGAAATATCTATTCCCGTGCTTGTTGTGCTTACTTGGAATGTCTGCGCCACCCCATCCGTAAAGTTTACCAATGCTCCCGCAACCCCTGTTCTCACATCAAGTTTAGCCGCAGGACTAGCCGTGCCGATGCCTACGTTGCCGCCGCTAGTAATACGCATTCGTTCGGTAAATCCTGCTGCATTTACACCTGTAACTGTGCCAAATCTCATTGCCGTATTATAGCCAATCGCTGCTCCATCAGTTGTGCCTGTGGTATTGAACATTGTCAACACACTACTTGACCCATTGCCTGTAGTTACCAAATTGGTATAAACATCCACACTGCTTGAGAAGGTAGCCGCGCCTGTTGAGGCTAGTCTTAATGATTGAGTCAATGAAGCACCTACCTTGAAATCCATGTATGGACTATTGCTATTGTAACCTACCTCTATTGCACCAAAATCACCACCACCTAAATTAAAACCAATAGATGCAGCAGATAAAGCATTTGTTGAAGTATTGCCAAAAGTAGCTGCTCTTACCAAAGTTGTTGCCGTTGGGATCGCAGTTAGCAATCCACTAAAAGTAGCGCTAGTCCCGTTCAAAGCACCTGTCAAAGTTACACCGCCTGTGGAGGCTATGGTTAGTCTTGGCAATCCTGAAGTTAATAATTCTAAACTACCATAAGATGAAGCACCGACATAAGATGAAGATACTTTTGCACCTGTACTTGTAGCATAAAGTTCTAATACTTTTCTAGCAGAACCTGAATCAAGACTAACTATCATCCCTCCACCTGCAATAGTAAGACCCGTTGATTCAGGTGTATTTGTACCTATGCCCAACTTTACATTAGCATTATCCCAAAATAGGTTATTGCTTCCCGTCTGAGAATTAGTACCATTCCAATAAGCTACTTGACCTGTTGCCCCTGTGCCTGTGATTGGGTTAGTTAAAGCATTTTGCTTCCCGTTAAAAGTAGACCAATCAGCAGAAGACAAAGCCCCTCGATTAGTAGCGGATGCAGTAGGGATATTGATAGTGATGTTTCCAGAACTTGTCACAGGTGACCCCGTCACACTTACATTTGTTCCTGAAGTACCTATGGTTATGCCTACAGAAGTAACCCCTAGATCAAGGTTACCCTGCATGAAGGTTTGAATACTTGATATAGTTGCCTTGTTTGTAGTGGTAGCCCCACTTACTACGATAGGTACTACATCGTTATTAACTACCGTGCCCCGATCTACTAGTTGACTTATTCGCTTATCTGCCATAATTCTTAAATATAAAACTTATTAACCCCGTTTTCTTGTAACATATAGAAGTCATTCTCCAGAAGGATGTAATCATAATCCTGTGGCTCAAGTTCCCCTAGTATCTTGAATAATGAAACATAACTAAGCCCGTTTGCAATCGGGTTGTACTTATCCACCTTCTGCAACTGAAAGAAGTGATTGCCTACTTTTATGATCTTCCTAAAATCCAAGTTTGAAATATCCATTGGAGTCAAATAGAAATACCCCTGTAAAAGCCTGCTGTTCCTGTCACCTATCGAAGTGATTAAGGTATCGTAGTACTCTGTATAAAGGTTTGAATTTTCAGGATAAGCCCCGATAGCAAAATATACCTCCTTTGGATAGTGGAATAGTTGATCAAAAGCAGGATCTGTCAAACTGTTAACGTGACCTGCATAGGGGTAGGAGTTATAGGTCACCGCACCTGCTGCATACTGAATCTGCCAAGTTGTAGGGCAGGGGGTTTGTGGTGCAAAGAATACTATTCTCGGCTTGAAGTTGTCTGGAATCTTTACGTTGTTTTCAACTTTGTAAAGGTGAACCATAACCCTTCCTGCTAGTTCTTCTCGCATAACAGGAGGCGCAAAAACTACCTTCACGGATTTGGTTTCTGTGACAAAATCATTCGGAATTACTTCCCGTTTTTCCCCATATCCTTCATTGAATTTGGTCTTATAGCTTTGACTCCAATAGTCGCTGTCATCGTCAAACATAAGACGATATTCCTTTGCTGATAATTCGCTCAAAGGGGTTATTATCACCTCTTGGGATACATCTAGCTTGTCGCTCCAATCTATGGCCTCATTCTTAAAGGTTTTAAAGAACTCATTATATGGGATGATCTCGAGTATGTTGGTTTGCAGCTTGTCCTGAGTTATGTACAAATTGTACATCGAGATAATAGACTTGAGGAAGTCCCGCTGCTTCATAGATTTCGGCATCGTATAATTAATCTTCATCGTGTCACCCTCTACTACATCGACTGCCACAGGTATTGAACTGCCAATCTTTAACGCTCCTCCCGGTGCTATTGTTACCCTATTCTGAATGTTAGAATTATAACCGCCTCCTCCAATAGCTTGACCGGTTAGCCTTATCTCAAAGTAGTCACCTAATGCAAGGGTTATTCCTCCGCTAAGTGCAAAATTGTAAGTATATGTTCCCCCTAATGGTACGATAGTTACTAACTCGGTTTCAGATAAAATTTGCGACCCATTTTTTAAAACAATTATAGTCCACTGATTCTTTGTAAAGGTTTCTAAAGAAGTAAGACTGAGGCTTACATTAAAGTTAAGACCTGTATTTAAACCCTGAGTTTTATTGTAAGTAAATTTAGTGCCTCCATTACTAATCGTAAAGCTAGGTGCAGACACACTATTAAAAACTAAAAGTTGTGAAAAGCTAGGTGTAGAAGTTACGTTCTGAATAAGCAGGTTTGTTCTCTGATCTAGCAAATTTAGAACTTCCCTAGTGATATTCTTTTCTGCCGTCAATAAAATTAGCTTCCTAAAAAAGAAGGATTCAAAGATCGGTGCAGTAATAACAAATTTTGCATCCTCAAATATTCTCTTTAGAATCTCGGTTACAAATACTGCCGGCTTAAAGTTTTTTAAAGGGTAGTTTATGTTGTTTGCGCTGTATCCGTAATCGACCAAAGGGTAGACATAGTTCTGCGCCCCAGATACCCACTCTGTTCTTGCCCAACTTGCTTCAATATTTGCCTGATTGTAGGTGTGGTCATAGTTATCAAAGTTTAGATCTGCTAGGGTAAGGTCTCCCAAGGCATCTAGGATGTCCCGTAACCTGCCAAACATATTAACCTCGTAAACTATGTCCCCTGATTTGTTGCTGATCTTAGACATCCTTAAAACACCGTCAAAGATCTTCACGTTATCCAAGAAGATTTGGGCTTTCGCCTGTTTTGCAGGATTAAAGTTCTGACCTATGTTAGCCCCTACTATGATATCATTTGAAACTGAGATGTCAAAGATGTTCCCGAATAGCTGCTGATTTCTTGCAGTACTTGGTAGGGTTAAAGTCTTGGAAAAGCTAGTATTTCTACGCTCGATATCACTAATATCTGCAACCGAAAAGGTAAACTCAACATCGATATCCCCAAGGGTGTCTGCTTCATAGCCTTCTACAAATAGTCTTGCGCTCATATTACCTGTCGATTGTTTATAAGCTGAAATTCAAGGTCTAGTTCAATATTGAATACTTTATCCACCGCAGTCTTTTTAACCTCGTAGGAGGTCGCTGTAGGCTTCGCAGGTATCCATGACGGGCTGATGTAGTTATCATTCACCAAGTTCATGTATACCAAAGGGGACGAGTACAACTCCCGCAGGATTTCGGCTTGTGCATCCGTTAAATAGTCGCTTATGATCTTCCACTTTTGGGTTTCCTTTGTGTAGTAGATTGGATTGATATTTTTAACCCTTACCCCATCGGCTTCATAGATGCTACCTGAGTAGTTCCTCTCGTATCCTTTCTTTTCTACATCAAAGGTAGTCTTGCTTACTAGGTCAAAATTAAAGAAGTCATAAACACCGTACTTGTTTAAGTAAGCCAAGCGCATAGGGTCAAATTTACCGCAGGACTGAATGTAGATAGTTGCAAACTTTGCCCGCCTTGCTGATCCGTTATTCCAATTTGCAAAGACCTGAATATTGTCGATGCTTCCCCCATAGGTCAAAGGTGTTATCTGTATGTAGGTGACGCTTGGAGTAGCAACCGCAGCAGGTGTGATATAGTAGGTCGATGTAGTAGCATTTGCATAGGTTACTAGTAGTTCGCAGTTAGTCAAAAGGTTTGTATTAAGGAAGCCGAATATTGTCGCATCGGTTTCCCTTGCTTTGATCGTAGTCCATTCGCTTAGTGGTAGGTAGTTTGTATTGCTTACCCCGTTGTATTGACTTAGATCCGTAGCAAAACTATTTTCTTCTAGCAAAGGCAAAGAAGCAGCCAAGGCATACTTGGTAGCACTTACCACCTCTGAAGCTGAGACGATCTGAAACACCCCTGCAACCTCGTAGTATTCATAGCATTTAAGATAGTAGCCTTTGATTATGTTGGTATTGCTAGCCGATGTTGCTACCTGATAGAATCCACTTGAATAAGTAAAGTTTACAGATACAAATTTGCTCACATCAAACTCGACAGAATCCGCAGGGTTAGCCGGGGAGTCATAGAATGCCTGAGTGATTAACTCGTTTGCAATATTGAAAACCTTCACCACATATTTGAAGCCTGATAGGTTTGCGTTGTTGCTGCTGATCGTGTAGTTGATACGATTGAATGCAGGCAGGATACTATTGGTAGGTTGGACTAGGGTTATCATTTGCTTATTCTTAAAGTTAGTGAGTCTGCTCCAATGGATTGCACATCAACATTGAAATCTGGAATTGATTCATTGATTGACTTTTTTATAAATTGCTTTCCTTCAATACCGTATTTTTTAATATAGTAAGCTAATCGCTTTGCACTACTTGAAATCTGTGGTAGCATATTGCGCCCCTCAATTAAATTAGTTGCTTCGATCTCCATATTTTTTCTTTTCATCCACCCTTCTAATTTTTGCAAGGCTTCTACAGGCATACTATATGTTTTAAATTGATAGTATCTGCCCTCTGCATTTGGGTAGGTCTTGCGTGTGTTTTTAATACCCTTTACCCCTTTGTCTTGGTAATCTGAATACTCAGCCCCTACGCTAATTTCTAGCCTATAACCTGTCTTAGTTTCACTTACTCCTAGCACCTTATAAGAAGAGTTTAGAGTGCCTTGATCATTAGGTGAATACTTTGCTAGGTTAAGTACAATTTTTCCGCCTAGCTTTAGCATGGCATCTTTGACATTATTAACAGCCATATTCTCAACATCGAGAATGTATTGATTAGCGTTTAATCTAACCCCGTTGACATTGAATAAACCGTCTACTTTAGCTTGGCTTGCAACGACCATTTTTTATATTCTAAATCCTTGTGTTTGTTATAATCCTTTAAATATGCTAATGAATTCAGGTACTCGATCACGTTAAGATCGTAGGTTTGATTCACCGTTATATTGCTGAAGTCTGCGACCTGTTTAGTGCTAAATACCCACCCCCAACGTTCCATAAACGGGCTGCCTTCTCCGCCATCTCCTTGTTCTGGATTGAGGAGGTTATGGTACTGCTTATTAACTCGTTGAATAATTGACAAAAAAAAAGCATGCACCCGTAAACTTGCAAGAAATTAGCTTCTAGCAAATCATCCGCCACCACCTCATGAGGCACTACCCCATAGCCTTGGTATCTTTTGCCCTTCATGGGTAGAAAGAAGCAGGCAGCAATCTTGTTAAGCTGCATGATCTCACCGCTAAAGGCTAGAATATCTATATACTGCCCTGCCGTGATTTCGTTTACTTCATAACAAAACTTGTATCGGTTATCCCCTACTTGGAGATAGTCGACAGGCTTAGTCTCAGGCAAATTATCAAAGAAAGATAGCTTTTCACCATACTCTTTGATTAAATCCCTGTACTTGTAGTCATCGTAATCCCGCTCATTTTTACCGTCGATCACCGCTAGCATTTTCTGCTGCTTCTCGATTATGTTTAAATTTGCGTTCACCTCGATATCGTACAAGGTTATAAACTGCCCGACCGTTAATTTGTCCCACATGGCTTTAAATATATTTTATTGGTTTGATGTTTTTATCTGAAGGAGTACCTGCCCAAATGACTCTTTGAAATCTTATTGACTACCGAATAGCGCAGGGCATCCAAGGCGTGATTGAAATTATCTACAGGCTTGTTGGTTAGTAAGCCGTTTTTATCTTCTATGTATTTGTAGTTCCTTAATTCTTTGATCAGGTTAAAGCTGCTTTCGGTTGCGATCAGCTTGTATCTCCTGATTATGTCAATGCCTATGTTGATAGATCCTTTAATGGTAGGCTTTACATTCCATCCCATCCTATATATCTCCTCAATACTTTTCGGCTCTGCTGAATCGGCATAGATTTCATTACTGCGATTTAACCCCAATACTTTCATTTCGTTTGCTATGTCCTGATTGGTCATGCCTGTGCGATATAACAATTCATCGACATACATATTATCATCTAAAATGTAGGTTCTCACCAAGCTAGTAGGATCACTTGAGTAACCAAAGTCAAGGCCGTAGCTTACTAGCTTTGCTTCCTTTGGGATTTCTTTGGTAGTTGAGAAAGTATATACTAGGGATCTAGCCTGCCCCCGTTCTCCTAAGCCGTAGACCCTCCAATAGTTTTCATCTATTTCCTTGAGTCTTTCAATCTCTGCTTTGATCTCAGCCCCCAGGAAAGGGTTATCCTTGTAGGTAGTCTGATAGAATTCCACATCCTTTCTAGGTAGCACCTGATCATATATCCAATGAAATTCCTCTGAAGGGTTGAAGTCAATGATCACCTTCTCATTTGTACGGAAAAGCAACTGCTGCCAATCTTCAAAGGTTAATTCATTAGCCTCATTACAAAAAAGTAGATCTCGCTTTCTACCCCTGATTTTTTGAGGCATATCAAGTGAGATGAATTCTATCGTGTTGCTGTTTAACTTGTATTCAGATGCTGTCTTGCTGTGGTCATCTTCAGAGTATATCTCGTGATCCTTCAGGATGGTTAGGAAGTCACGCATGACAGTACCCCTCAAAGCCGGGTAGGTCTTCCTGCATATTGTGATAATCTTACCTTCGTTTCTTTGGCAGTATGAAAAAATAATCCAAAGAAGAATATTATAGGTCTTCCCTGATCTAGTGCCACCTTGCTGTACTACTATCTTTGATTTGCTACTCTCAAGGTGGCGGAATACCTTATTTGTTTTGATACTAGTTGCTGTCATCAACTATTTTTACTTCAAATAGTTTCTTCCCGTCTGCGCCTGTTATTTCCTGTCTTTCGATATAGCCCCTAGATTTCCCCTGTGTTTTCAAGTAAAAAATAACCGCAGTCATATTACCCTCTAGCATCCCTTTATCGAGCATAGATTCGGCAAAGTCAAGCCTCTTATTTCTCCCTTCCTGTACAGCCTCTTCTAAGCCCTCCTGCTCAATCCATTTGTAAAGTGTAGCCCTTTCTACCCCCAAAGACTTTGAGGCTGTAGAAAGGTTACCAAGTGCCTTCACAATTGCTTTCTCTATCACGGATCTATCAGGCTTTTTCATATTGTTTATTTTTGTGCAATATTGGTCAAAGGTTTAATTGAATAGTAAAAGTGTTTGCCTTTCTTTTTGCACTTCTGATCATTCCAGGATACAACTTATTTAGTTTTTTTATTGCATCCCTTTCCATATCTACAGTCCTATAGTCTTTGCATCCTCCTTCAGTTTTCCAATGTTCATTTTCCCAATGAACATATCTAATACCAAGAACACCCCCATATTTGACTATATGTCTAAGGCATATTTCATAGTCTTCCTTTACTTTAAAATTTTCATCAAAATAAAATTCTCCATCATTAACCATTCCCATACAACTTGCAGTTATATAGGTTTTCATTAGTATTGGTTTATACGGATGAACAGATCTAGGGGCTGCCTCAGTTTTAAAACCCCACATTTTAAAATTTAATTGTTCACATAAATCAAATGCTTTGACAAATTCTTCCGCCCAAAATCCTTCATCTGAAATATGTTTCTTTTTTGCCTGAGTTCTACCCATTTCAGTATACCCTACATATTTTGCATCATCATCAAGAAATACTACCCACTTTTCTTCTGTGTTTTTTAAAATCCAATTCCTTGTTTGAGTTATTCCCTGAACTGAACTAGGTACACCTACTACATTTTTTATGTAGTTGTATTGATGTAATTCACTTTCAGGTACAAAAAAAGTACCAATATTTGGCAGTATTTTATTGGTAGTTGTTTTTCCTGCTCTGTTTTTACTTGGTATTGCTATCAGCATATCTTTCTTTGAAATCATTCCAATATAAAACCCGTTCAAGACTAATTGCATCTACTTTGCTTCCTTCTTTATATCCTCCTCTCCTTACCATTTTCAACTTTAAAACATTTTTTAAATCTTCCCAATCCTCAGAATTTGGATCTGCCATAATTAGAATATATTCTTTTGGCGGAATTAATTGAACAGACTGTTCAAAATCTAATGTTTCACCCTCTTCTAATTCATCTATCTTATCATCTATTGGAAGATCTAATCCCCATTCTTCTAGTGTTAATTCATCCCATTCATTAGCAATCATGTCCCAGTCCCACTCACCGAAGCCTACATTGTCCTTGATGATAAACTGCTTCTGTTCTTCCTCTGTGAGGTCATGCGCAAAGATCACCGGTACTTCCTTCAGCCCTGCTTCCTTGCAGGCCTTTAGCCTCATGTTTCCCCCTAGGACTATCATATCAGCGTTCACCACAATAGGCCTAATCTCAAGCATCTTTGGAAACTCCTGAATAGATTTGACTAGCTTTTTAAACTTATCATCCTTGATAATCCTAGGGTTATTTGGATTGCTCTTGACCTCCGATAGCTTAACGATCTTGATCTCCATTAGTCTAGTTTTTCGTTGGCTACTTGCAAAGGTTCTACAGGTGTGATGTCCTTTTCTTCCAGGCTATTAGCGATCCCTGCATCGTCTAGCAGCTTCTTAAACAAATGTGCGAGATCAAAGATTCCGTCTTCATTGTCAAGGGTGATGCTGATCACTTTTTTTTCGCTGTTAAAATTTAATTGAAAGTTTGACATGGTTTGGTTTATTAAAATGGTAGATCGTATTCTTCTTCCTGTACAGGTGCAAGAGCAGTAGGCATCTTGTTAACCTGTGAATTGTTATTTTCTTCCTTTTTGTAATCGTTTAGGGTAATAGCCACATCCTTGCCGAAGTCATTTGGCTTATCAAAAATGTTGATATTCACATTCACATAAGTCTTCCCGTTGTAGGTGTAGGCGTGCGCATGGCAATCAGATAGGCATATCGCAGCAGTCAGCCAAGAGTCACTTCTTTTCTTTCCGTTGCCTAGTCTTATTTTTGGTTTGGTGTCCATGTTATGTGGTTTTAGGTTTTCTTCCTCTTTTTGCAGGAGTGCTTTCAATTATCTTTTCTATTTCATCAAATGCCGCATCTAGCCCCTCCAATATTTCGGCACTTTCTTCGCTTTGCTGCCGATACCAAGTAGTATTTTCTTCGTTCGTGTACCACCCATACAAGTAGTTAACTAACTCCATCCGACAGCTACTGCACCAATGGCTGAAGTTATGCTTAGGTGAAACATAGGTAGTGTATAGGTGGATTAATTCTGTGTAGACTTCCTTGTCATAATTACGGATAAATGCATGCTTCTTGTAGCTTTCGTACAGGGGCATGTGCTTCTTGAATAATTCTAAATCTTCTGGTGTCATAGTTCAAATTTGTTAGTTAAATATTGTTCAATCCAAAGGTAAATAAAGGGGACTGCGCTACTTATAAATATTGCAGAAAGCAAATCCGTTTTTAAGACTAGATAAAATAGGCTGATCCAAAAGGACATACAAAAGGAGCAGCTAAAAGGCTTGACTAGTTTTTTGCCTGTGACTTCCTTAAAAAATTTAGGAAAGTTTAGAATGTAGAAATAGATCAGGGTTATCCCGATTGCCCCTAATACACTAACTGCGATTTGATACATGATCTAATTTTTTTAATTGTTATAAAAATTGAAGTGTGCGGAATGCCTGTTTGCTTTGATACCTTCCTGACTGAACCAAGTTCCACATACATTCTCAGGATCTCCTGATCATACCAATATAAGCCCTGAACTATCTTTGCTATCGCATCGGCTACCTCTTGACTGTTATCTATTGGGTGTTCTTCCTTCACAAATTTCATAATATCCTCCACCGGTAGAAGGCTTCCGTATAGCCTGCCGAACTTCCCATATTTGCTATTCGTTTGATTGCAGCAGATCCGAACTATCCAGAACTTAAATACCTGCTTTCCCTTGGCTTCTAGTTCCTGCAATTTATTGGCATCGTATTCTAGCACGATCACCGCCACCTCCTGCCTAAGATCTTCCCATAGATCCTTACCTATATTCTGAAATACATATTTAAACTCCTGATCATATAGCCATCCGATCGCTTTCATTTCAGGCTGATTACTTCGCCTGTGGGAAGCCCTGCAAAATCACAAAGCCATCCATTCCATTCAAACCTGATTTCCTTCTGACGGCCATAATATGAGGCTGCAAGGAGTCTTATCTGCCTTTGTACTATCTCAATACTTTGAAAGCATCCTTTTCCCTTATTCATCCATGCAGACCACTCACCGCTTGAAAGCTTGTAGCGGATCTCAAGTGAATAATCTAGTTGCGATTTGGGCAGCCCTCTAGCCATTTTCTATTTTCTATTTGTGGCATTTATGCCGTAATAAGAAAGGCTACCTACTAACAACTCACATCCCATTTGTAGGCAGGTGGGATCACTTAGCCTTCCCTTTTTTCTTTAATCACTACCTCCAGACCTACAGCCTCACAGATCATTCTAAGATTAAACAGGCTTATAGACTCCCATCCGTTCTCCACCTGATTGATAGGTGCATGAGATAAGCCTAGCTTCTTGCATAGTTCTAGCTGCGTATACCCGCTTTTCTTTCTTGATTTTCTAATTAATAGTCCTTCTTGTACGCTCATTTGGTTTGTTATTTCTTCAAATATAGGATTAAAATTAATATCCTATTTTTATAGGTTAATTTTGTCTAAAAAGGTAGCATTTTAAATATCCCCATGCTGATAAAATCTTCTCCTTTCTTCACTAAGCACTTCCTTACATTCAACTCAAAAACCATCTTGTCATCAAAGCCGTACTTCTTTTGCGCTATGTCCATCAATAGCTTGACCGGGTTGTCCAGATCGCTTGCCTTGTTGCTGAACCCAAAGAAAAATTCTACCCTCAGCATCTGATCGTTTTCAATCTTAGCCATGGGCATCCTTAAGATTATTCCCTTTTCATAGTCCTTGTAGGCAGGTGTTTTAAATCGTTTGCCTTGCCATGCTAGGTTTACTGAAAGGGGCTTTTCATTTATCTTGAATTGAATCATTTGCAGGCCTTATAAACAAAATCCATTCCTATCGTAACCCCGGCTACGATAAAAATGAACCACAGGCCACAGTCAAAGTCAAATGTGATCAGCGCAAAGATTGAAAGCAGCGTAGTCTGTATGCTGAAAAGATCCTGCTTTGAAGGTGTAAAACTCTTAATTATCTTTTTCATATTAGAATAATGTAGTCTGTGATAAATATGGTTCTATTCTTTTTTTTGCTATTTCAACATATTCAGAACTTATTTCTGAAAGTATCCAATTCCTTCGCCATTTATTAGCCATTTTAGCAGTAGTGCCACTTCCACCAAAACAATCATAGACTAAATCATTCTCATTGCTCCAGGTTAAAATATGGTCTTCTGCTAATTTTTCGGGGAACATTGCAGGATGCTGAAAGGCTATTTCATCTCTGGTAGTATTTCCTTTCCCTGTAGCATATTCCCAGATATTAAACCTATACCCATATTCCTGAACATTGATTTTATCCTTTTCTTTTATCTCTCCATTCTTTAATCTAACAGAAGCATTACCCCATGATTGATGACCTCCCCATTTATTTTTTCTGTCCTGCAATAAATTGACAGTTTTTGGACTTCCTTTGCTTAAAATAAACATATATTCAAAAGCCTGAGAATATCTTTTATCTCCATTTTTAGCAGGGAAACTAGGAGTTTTTGAATAAATCATGGTATCATGAATATTAAAACCGCATTCCTTAAAGAATAAAACTTGCTTAAAAGAAGAGCCTGTTTCTGATCCATTTACTACAGCATCACCTACAACCCAAACCAAAACACCCCCGATTTTTGTAACTCTAAAAAGTTGAAATGCTATTTCTTCAAACGGGAAAGAATAACCATTATAATCACGCAAGTCATCATAAGGTGGTGAAGTTACAGTCAAATCTATGTAATTATCAGGCATCCTTTTCATGGTTTCAAGATTACTTTCATTATATATCCTATTAATTTCCATGTCTATTTTTTTTAAAATGGTGTTATAGTTTCTTGATTGAATTCAAAATCTTCTAGTCCCGTTCTGTGGAACTTCTCCACTCTTGGTTCTTGAACCGGTTCTGAACCGGTTACTTTTTTTGCATTATCAAAGTAGTCAAAGCCATCCTTCCCCATGTACCTATTTTTCTTTCTATTGAAGTCTATGGTGATTTCAAAGGGTATCCCTACTAGTTTCTGCTTCTTGATCTTATCCGTTTTGATGATTACTGTGGTATCATTTGGATCAGTAGCCCTGTTAGGTCTCCATACAGAGATAGAATTATCCGTACTATCTGCAAATGTTCCACCACCTTTGATTTGGTATAGGGAAGGTGGAGGGTAGTTCCCATCTTTCTCTTTCCTAGGTGTAGTTTGGTGCATGACTAAATGATAGGATACATTGTTTTTCCGTGTAAAGTTTATCCGATCCATCATAAACCTAGAAGCATACAAGTGCTCAGGCTCTCCAGCTGTTATCTCGTGCCTGATTTTGATATAGGGATCTACCACTACCGCCTTGACATCCTTCTCCCAGACTAGGTATTCAAATACGCTTTCAATCTGATCTATTGTGAAATCAGGTATTCCATTCTTCTCAGGGTAGACAAAGAAGAATGAGTCCTTCACCATGTCAAAAGCCTTCAAGTATTCCTGCTCACTTACATCAAAGTTCTTATAAAATCTATCTGTGCTTTTTCCTATGATCGTGTGGATTATGTCATCAAAGAATTCATCTGGTGGGTAATTCTCAGGGCTGAAGAAGGCAAACTTCCAACCCTCATTTATTGCCTTCAATACACAAAGAAAAATTAGGAATTGGCTTTTACCTTCATTGTTATATCCTGTCCACAGATTAAATTCTCCTGCCTTCCATGACCACATTTTATTTTGTATCCCTCCATTACTGATTTGATCTAGATCCCTTACATAGGTCTTTGATCCTGCCTCCTTACCCTTCCTGAAGTTCTGTAGCATTGAGTCTCTCTGCCCTGCAAAAGTTTTGATAGATGCCTCACAGAAGTCTAGGTCAAAGATCTTTTCTATTTTCTTTTTCATGTAGGGAAGTGTTTATCTATATTCTCTTTCATATCCTGATAGCTTCCTGATCTAGTAGCTACATCCTTAAACCATTGCTTTTCAAATTGATTCCTCACCCGTATTTCATCTTGAAGCATCAAGGTAGTTCCTTTCACTTCATAATCCATGATATTGATAAGATTAATATACTTTTTTTGTAAGGAGTACAGCCTTTTCAAGTTGACTTCCATCAAAGCCCAATTCTTAGTTTGTTGTGCCTGTACTATCATGCCCCAAATATCCCTATTCAAGTCATTCATTTTCTGTAGATCTTCCGCTTTCATCTTACCACCAATTATTTTCTATAGTTGACTTCGGATACTTAGGTGATTGTACTTCTGTACTTCCGCTGTATCCTGTACTTGCATTATTCTTCAGGTAGAGATTGAAGGAGTTCTGTGCTTTGCCTATAGTCATGGCTTCTCCTTCTTTCAGGATCTTCCAATTCTTAAAGGCTTCATTTATTTTCTTTTCATCTAGGTTATATATCTCCTGCATTCTACTGAAGAATGGTCTATGCATTGGCTTTTCCTTTGCCATCTCTACCTCTACTTCATCCAAAGAGATAAATGTCTCCTTACTTATTTCCTTCTCTAATTCTTTTACTTCTTTAGTTGGTTTCACTTGCGTTTCACTTGCGTTCCGTGTGCGTTTCACTTGCGTTTCACTATCGTTTCGCTCACCTTGGTAAGTATCATACTTACAGATAGTTAGCCGTGTTGTTACCGTTTCACTTTTTAACACAATCATTGAATCTTTTTCAAGCATTTTCAAAAACCTTAAAACCTTAGATTTGTTGATTTTCCATCTATTTGCCCAAGTTTCGTAGGAGTATATGACCTCACCCCTATTCACTTCTAGAAGTTGTCCCTTGATCAAAACCTTCTTTGGTTCTATGTTAGCAGACATCAAAATATCTAGCCACCATTTTAGGTATTCAGGCTTAGACCAAACCCAATGATCTTGAAGTTGCCTGTGTACTTTAATCCATCCGCTCATTTTTTGAAAATAAAAAAGCCCAACAGGTGGAAGACTGTCGGGCTAGGTTAAAATAAACCTTTTGGAATCATGCTTGCTTCCACACAGGAATGATTCGATTTTCAAATATAAAACTTTTTTCCAATTATCCTACTAAACAGCGTTTTTTTAATTGATTAAAAATGCACATATAACTCACCCCCATCTCCATAGCTATCACCTTTGTAGGCACTCGATCCTGCCATTTTTCAAAGATGACTATCTTCTCGTATTCAGTTAGATTCCTTCTTCTCATTTTGATAGGCGATAATTTGCTACCCTCTTATCGTTTACGGTGATCATGTCCGTAACTATGTCAAAGCCTTCTTCCCGGATGTTAGCGATCCTAGCAGCAAGTCTGAAGCAGCCAAACATATTTAAAGCATCTAGCTGAGTAATGGATTTGCCATTTAATAGCCATCCTTTTATTAGTGCAGTTTGTGAGTCGGTCGATTTCATAGGGCTGATATAAATTTTTTACACTCATTTAGATTTGTGACAAATTCTTCTTCTGTGATCTCCTGATAATTTTCTTCCTTAATGATATACTGCACATACCTGATATTTTCTACCCTGATGTTTGGGAATAACTCCAGAGCAAAAATATTTTTTAGGCTGTTCGGGTAATAGGTCACCGCTAGGCAGGTTTTATCATCTAACAGCTTGTAGTATGTGTACTTGCTAATAGTAAAGTAGGTAGATAGGGTGAAGTCTGCTTCTACTTCTACAGACTTGAGGGTTTTGATCGTTAGATTTTCCATTTTGGATTTTGGTTTTTAGTTTACAATAATTTAAGGCCTAGCATATAGCCAAGGGCAAAGATGGGTGACAAGGCTAGGATCGTGTAGATGATTTTGCCTGTGATCTGAAGTGCTTTTTTCATAGTGTAGAAAGTAAAGCCCCGAAGGGCATTGGTTTAGTTAAGGATTTTAGCAGCCCACTTCTCTGCGTTCTTGATATTTGAAAAGTCTTTTGCTAGCAGCACCTGATCCATGCCCTGAAAGAACTGAACGTAGAACGCTCTGAATCTTCCTGTAGCATCTTTGCTGATTTTTACTGCTTTGCTTCCGGATGTGTTTGTTAAAATTTTCATAGTGTGAAAGGGTTAGAGTTATTTGATATACAAATCTAAACAATAGTTTAGAATATGCAATACTTTATCACAAATATTTTTGAATTAATTTTTTATCCGTAGCCTCCTTGACTAGATCCGCCACTAGCTTGAAATTGATTTCTAGATCTTCAGCTATTTCTTTCTTAGAATATCCCCAACAGGACAGGGTTATCACCCTATTGACTATTTCCCTCGGCATCTCATTGACTAGGTTAGCCCTAGGGTTATTTGTAGATACTTCTAGGATGTGGTACAGGATGTAATTAACTGAAGTTATCCGCACCCCCATGATCTCCGCTATCTCGTGCTTGGTGTGGCCTTGCGTGTATAGTTCCCGAACTAGAGGAACTAGGGCTTCATGCTTGCAAGCTGCCATATTCTTTCGAATGTTTCGTTGAATGGTAGTTTTTCAGTTTGGTAGGTAGACTTCACCCCCTTAGGGGCTAGGTCTCCAGGTCGCTTGATGAATTTTCCTAGGTATAGATAGTTGCTCATTTGATTCCGTATTTATATAAATTCATTCCAAAAGTTAAATGGTATTTATTTAAAAGATTTTCCAACTCAATTATTGAATGTCTTCCACAATTTCTCATTTTTACAAGTTCAGCTCTTTTTATAGATGCTAATTGACCTAGTGTTTTTATATCTGCATTTCTACAAACATTAAAAGCCCGAATGCTAATATCAAGAGAAGTCAAAGGGGTATTTAATAAATCTTTATATTCAGTTTGTTGATTGTGATTTTCAATTGAGGTTTCAATAATTAATAAAACCTTTTTTGCTATTTTTTCAATTAGGCTATCAATATCTATAGCGGTAAAAACTACATTTTCCATTTGTGTATTTTTCATTTTATTTGGAGGTTAAAGTTCTCAATAATTCTAGCACCAAATACAGTCTCACCTTTTTTGATTGCTTCTTTGATCGCCATCTTATCCGCAGTTACTACGGTCTTGGCATTCTGGAATGAACTAGGCAGGGCTTCTACTACATCTACCTCCACGGCTTCGGATCTTCTTAGTGATATCTTAAACAAGGGTGATTCTATCTTTTCGATTCCGCTTACTAGCATGGCATTCTTGAGGCTTTCGGTCAGCCATGTAACCTTCTTATCTCGGCTTTCTTTCATGGCCTTCAGTCGCTTAATTTCAGCGTCTATCTGGTCGCTTTCCCCTTGGTAGTTGCTGATCACCTTAGCATAGTTAATGCCTTTAATCTGTAACTGCTCCTGATTAATCAGCAGTTCTAATTCTAGTTCAGGTGTGAGTTCTTCAGTTTCAAGAAGCGCAGCTAGATACTGCGCCTCATTGGTGATTTCGTATAGTTTCATTTTTTCCTTTGTTTAGAGTATTTGTATTCTGCTGCTTCAATCAAATCAATAATCTGGTAAAGGTTATCTATTGACAAGGTAATGTAGGCCATTTCATTTGTATCTATTTCGATACATTCACCGCCTATAAATTCTACATTAAAGGGATCTATTTCTTCATCTACAATTACAGATATAAAAGTACCATCCTTTCTTTTTTTCAATTTGTACGCATTTGGTACAAGTACATTTACAATATTCATAATAAGCCGTCTAGTATTTCTGTTTGATCTTTCGTTAACGTGTATTTTTTTAGTGCCTCCTTGGCTGTCTTCTGCTGCTCTGGAGTTCCATTCAAGTACTGAACTATCCCGGCAAACTGCGCTTCTGTAGGGGGTACCTTGCTAGGTGCGGGTGCCTGCCTTACCGGTCGCATTGCTGCTTCTGCATCGTCATCTGATATGGCTAGGTTTAGAACGCTTGTAATTGCATATCTCCTTGCGTAGCTGATTGCAGATCCCTGTGCCTGTGGATCGTTCTGCCTTACTACCTGAAGCGTGTAAGTAGCTGATATGAACTCACCGCTTTCTGCATGGATTAGCATAGTAGTAAGGCCGTCCCCGTTTGGGAATTGGCTAAGGATTAGCCCCGCCTTTTCCAAAGGTTCTGCGACCTCTGTAATGATATGCGGAAGGCTAGCGTAGTTACTTTTGAAGAACGGGTTCTTAGCGTCCTTGCTTATCCTCCCTACCATTGCGTGAAACTTGGCTAGGCCTTGCGTAAGGTTCTGGATACTTTCTGATTTTTGCATTTGTTTTTTTGGTTTGGTTTGTTAATAATTTCTTTCAATTTCTAATTCTAGTGCCTCCATTATTGCAGGAGTAGGGATAACATCGAAGCCATGCTCATAGGATGTAAGGCTTTGCGTGTGATCTATCTTGACTTCCATTTCCCCATAGGGGGGAGCCCATTCGCTTTCCTCTTCACCGAAAGTTTCGATTGTGTAGTCACCGATCCACAGGTAGTCTTGACCTTCATGGGTAAATGTGATTTCTTTGTCGAAGTAATTTTCTGAGTCATTCATTTTTTTTAGGGTTTAAAGTATGCCCCCTTTCGGGGGCTTTTGGTTTATCCTTGATTTTCTAGAAATCCTTCCCAATGTCTTTTTACTCTTTCGGGTAGTTCCTCATATCTAAGAGTCTTATATTCTACATTTGATTCTTGATCGATTGAGTGAACTCCTGTGTTCATTGAGAAGAACCAAAATCTTCCGTTGTATTGCTTCAATTTACATTCCCAATCGTAGTTAAGAAGTGTTCCGTGAATGTAAGCTAGTCTTTCTGATGCGTTTAAATTTTCCATTTTGTTTGTGTTTTGGTTAGATGTCCCTGTTTGATGAATCAAATATCTTATAAATAAATTAGAATAAAAAACTTTTTAGAAAATATTTTCAACAAAAAGTGAGATTTTTTTTAAACCTGTGTTTTTTACCCTATAACTTGCAAGAAAAAACAATGGAAGAAAGCGAGATCATTAACCCGTTTGGCTTTGGCAAAGCCTCCAGAGTGATAGACGAAAATCGAAAGCCTACGGAATGGTGGATAGACTATGTTTCTATTAATCAAGCCATAGCTGAAAATGAATTTTACATCTTATTTGAGGATGGCTGCCTAGTCAAGAAGGGTAGATCTAAATTTCGCAGCAGTCAATACTTAAAAGGGGATAGGTTCAGATCCTTTAAAGAGTTCCATGAATCAGCAGTCTAAATCCTTCTTGAGAGTAGTAGGCTTATCCCTTATCTTTGCCCTGATCATTATAGCCATTTATGAATACCTGATTAAATGAAAACTTTTGAAAAACTAGAATTCCTATCTATGGATGATTTTGCCTTTCAAGTATCTGCGTATCTGCTAGAAATCCGTGAACTCCTGATCAACAAAAATATTAAGTACGGCAATTCTGCCCTTCAACCCTTGGGAGTATTCAGTCAGTTGTCCGCAAAAGAAGGACTATTGGTAAGGATAGATGACAAACTAAAAAGAATAAAGAACGGCAGCTTAGAAAAGGATGATGAAGATGTTATCAATGATCTGATAGGCTACCTAGTCCTGCTAAAGATTCAGGATAAAGTAAAGTAGAGTTTACAAAAAGGGTATAGAATGTAAGATATCCTACGCATTAAAGAGAAAAAATAAACTTAATGAATGAAATATGAGTCCAGATATAACCATGTGCCCGGGGACAAACTGTCCCCACAAAGAAAAATGCTACAGGTTCACAGCCAAGGCAGGGGACTATCAAAGCTACTTTATGGAAGCCCCTATCAAAGACGGTAAGTGTGATTATTTTTGGGGAGCAAATGCAGAAAGCGTTTGGAATCAGCTTCAGGATATTGTAAAAAAAAAGGAGTAGACTTTGTGTAAAAATTTATGCAGTTATTCGGAAAAAAACCGAATTAGTCTAGCTGCCCTTCCTGATCTAAGTGAAGCAGTTCATCCCTTATCTCAGTATAGCTACCCCTAATTAAACAGGAGGTTTTATCGTAGAAGTAGATAATCTGAATATCATTCACTAATTCCTGAACATAGGCAATATCATCTACCCTTACCATTCGCCTTACAAATTCGTGCTTTACCTCAAGCCCTAGTTCTTTCCAATCCATAGTGCTACCTGCTAGCATTACATCGATTTCAATCCACATACTAGAATAGCTTTTTAGATATTCCCAAGGTGTGAATTTTAGTCACGGGTTGATATCCGTATTGGAATAAATATTTATTGTCCAGATAGGAAACTTTTACACTAGGATCAAGAAGGGAATTCACCCCTGCACCTAGGTAGATCCCCTTAGCTTTCTGCAATATTGTTTTGGTTTCTGTGTTGGTGATTGTGTTGGTCACCACAGGAATCTTGAAATCATTGATAGCAGTCATTTTTAGGACTTCTCCCAAGACTTCACCACTCACATGGGTACTTCCATACTCTGAAGGAATAGAGGTCTTAAACAAGCTTATTTTAGGCTGATAATCTTTTAGGATTGTATCCCTAAGAAAGTGTGATTTTATACTTATTTTTGGCACATAAACTGTGTCCACTACACGAGTGTAAATTGTGTCTGTTTCTACCTTCGTTTCAAACTTGTAGACAGTCTCTACTTCAGGTCTAGGGAATACCACAAAAGCTAAGATCACTCCTGCAATAAAAGCTAAAATTGCTATTCTGATTTTTTGGTTATCTGTCGAAAATTCCATCACTGCTCTATAAATAAATTATCCTGCTCAAGTATTTTTCGCAATTCCTTTCGGCAATAGTCATAAGCCTTATAGGTGTCATCACCTAGTTCTTTGTACTTCATCTCTGATCTAAGCAATTGATCAAAGTCCCATATAGCACTTTTATAATTGTGGCCATTTATGGCTGCTTGAAAATCTGTATTATCTTCAGGCAAATCAAATTCTAGTACTGCTTTCATAGTGGGAACTTTTGGGAATCAATTAAAACATCGTAATTGTCTGAACCATCTACTACAAGTCTTCTACCGTTCAAAGTTAAAATTCTACCGCCTACAGGCTTAACGGGTGCGCCTCTTTCAATGTGCCACCCTTGACTACCATCTCCATATTCTTCTTTGTATGTTCCCGTGATAGCTAGGTGAATCTGCTTCTGTTGTAATTCATATAACCTTTTACCTTGATTATACTGAAGGGTATCCCTTACATCGTTACGGCTTGAGTTCTCATGTATGTGACCCATCACAAAGATGTCCATATTTTCATAGGTTTCTAAAGCCCTTGTCAAGTTAATAGCACCCTTGGTGACTATTCCACCCCCGCCTGCACCATGATGGTACTTTAAATTTTTTGTCATTGAAGTTGTAGGCCTTATTTCATATTTAAGAACCATCCACCCGCCATATCCACCCGTGAAGACATTGCTTTTATTTTTGTAGTTAAATAGATCTACAAATCTCTGAAGGATGTCGGTTTCTTGATACTTGATTATCGAGGTTTCATGATTACCGTACCCGATCACAGTCAAAAGGTGCGCATAGGGTGACCACCATTCTACAGCAGTTTCTACTATACTATCCAAATACTTTGCATTATTGTGTTCAGGTCTTATGTCTGATTTGTTGCTTCTGCGATCCATGCGCCCCTGCATACAGCAGAAGAAATCCCCATTAATGAAGATAGGTATCTGATTTTCTAGGCAGTAGTCAAGATGTCGCTTGAGCATCTCCCTGTCACACTTTGGATTATCCCAATGAATGTCAGACAAAAGGGCTACTCTGTTTTCCTCCTTGCTTAGGGAAAGGCAATGCACATTCCTTGCAATTTTGGTTAGTTCCATTAAATAGGTAGATAGGTGGTTTTACCTCCAGACCGTACGGCCTTCAGCTTTTGCTTTCTATTTCCTGTTTTAGAATAGCTAACGTGGACCCAGTCAGGATTAAAATCCGTTCCAAACTCCCAAATCAACTGGTCAAAATCAAGCTTATTTTTTATATAATCAAAAACCATCCTGTTGGTAACTTCGCCGTTGCTGCCGTCCATGTCGATGTCAATGGCTTGGCCTTTGCAATGCTGGGAGCTTGCGCTTCCTTTTATAAAATCATTTAAAGCTTTTGATCTGTAACCGCTAGAAATAAAAATAGGCGTTTTAAAATGCTCCCTTATTGGCTCAAAAACTTTGTCCGCTAGTAACTTAAAATTTTCCAAATGCTCGGCCGTTGGTGTGTTGTCAATGCCGTGACGCTTGGCCGTATCGCTCCTGGTTATTTCGGCAAGGTTTAAATTAGGACTGATTTTCATTTTTGTCTGTAGGTTTTTTAAATATCTTTTCGGCAGCCGTAATCCCCAAAGCAGCAGCAGACAGGGCAGCAACCGAATAGACTAAAGGTTCGTTTTGATTTCTTATAAGGGTATAAGACAAAGCGATTGCGCTAATTACACCAACAAGCCTTTTGCTAGATGCTTCACCGCCTTCACTTAAAAATCCTTTTGCCCAATCCAAAAACTTTTTCATCTTCCCTGTCCCCTGTATTTTTTAGGTTTGTTTAATGCTTTTGAATAGCTTTTTTTTGCCTTACCGTTTCGCCTTTTGCCAAAGGTAATTTTGATCTGCGCTACCGCCTTAGCTTTTGCCATTGTCTTTATTCTTTTTTCTTTCGTTACCTATTTTATAAATTAAGTAAACGATTGACAGGATCGAAATGATCAAAGTAAAAATCACGTTTACAAATTGAAGACCTGCTATAGTGGTCACGTTTGCAAATATGGCTATTAAAGTAGAAGGTATGCCGACAGCATCTTTTTCGATCATGGTCATGGTTAAGCGATTACAGGTATTTGACAAAGGTTTAAAGGTATTGGTGCAGTGATTTCGATATCAATACTCACCCCTGCTGCAAAGTCATCGAAGCGCTCTTGGAAGAATTCAACTGATGCCTGTGGAGGTGTATTAAACGAATAGGTATTATCTAATTTTAGCTTTGCCAAAACATCCAAGGCCACAAGAAGCTGATCGCTTTGAACTTGAAGCCTATTGCTTTTATCTTCGGTAAGTAGATCCGCAAATAGAAGCACCAACCTGTAGCGCATAGTAGTATTTGAATACTGCGAAGGTCTTACAACCGTCCAAAAAACAGGGTAGACAATTTCACCCCCGTTGTCTGTGTAGTCATAAATATCACCCTCTCCGAATGTCCGAATCATCGGATGTGCTTCTTGGATTGCTTTTAATTTTGCTACTAGATTTGCTAGGGTCATCTTGTTTGGATAAGAATTCTTTTAGTTTCTTTTCGTTCTTGCTGTAAGCCATTTTTAGAATGGTTTTTTGTAGCGGTTACCTTGGTATCTTTCTGAATATGGCCTGTAATCTTCATAGTCCCCACTGCCCAAGTTGATAGCTACCTTGTATTGATTGCTCACAGGCTGGATCGTAGTCACATCACTACCCGGATTCAAGTACTCAGGATACAGGGTGTTGTTTGCACATAGGTAGTTAATACATCTTTCCGCATACCATTCAGCGTACCCTTTGTAGTATTGGCTAATCGATTGCAACTCTGCAAAGGTAGGCTCTGTGATGTTCTCGCTCTTGCGTTTCACTACTCCCTTATTCACAAATTTGTACTGCATAGCCATCGGCAATTCACCTAGCACATAATTAAAAAGGGTGTCCGTTAGATAGCTATCTAGTAAAGTTTTGTAGACTGCATTCCCTCCGCTAGTAATTGTACCCGCTAGGATCAAAGAAAGGATCTTATCATAAAGTGCAGTTCCGCAGATCGGATGGATATACCTATCCTGAGTCATCTTGATCACCTGAGTTACATTTTTCAGGTCAATATTTGCGGAAGCTACAGTGAAATCCTTGAAGGACTGCTCCGAAATCATTAGTACATTTGCGCTCATCGTGATGTCTTTTCTACTACTACATTGCGTCTCCACTCATGACGGCAGAACGGTGTCCTTACCCCTGTATTTGGGTTAGTATACCATCCACCGCAAAGCTGAAAAACGGAATAGCCTAGTTGGTTTGAGATGTTTTGGATTTCTTCACGGGTAAATAAAAGGCTATCGCCACCCTTGTATAGTTTCTCGCAAAGGGGACGGCTTCCGCTAGCTGCTGCTGGTACGTTTGGCCTTTCTTCATAGCTGTATAGCACCTTGAATGAAGTCACAGGTTGAAGCCTTTTAATAGCCGCCTCACCTGTACGGGTTACGGATCTTGTGATCAATCCTTCACGGCTGATTTTTTCTACTAGAACCTGATCATCTATCAAGGTGTTGATTCTTGAGATCACAGAAGCTTCATCTATACCTACCGCCTTGGCGATTTGTGGCACGGTCACATTCTCATTTCTTTGGATCTGAGTTATGATTTTTTTCTGCACCTCATTCAAAAGGTATTCAGCAAATAGATCCTGCTTCACAAATTCATCCATGCTGTTAAAAACTAGCCTGTCATTCTGGATGATTTTAAACTTGCTTTTGCTCACCCCTTTTCCTTCAAAGTAGCTAAGGATTTCATCGTCCTTTTCTGTATGGCTGCATGAAAGTTGAATAGTTTCTACAGTAGTAGGGGCAGGTGCTTCGCCTATGTTCTCAGGGGTTACAATTTCAGAACGTGAAGGTAACCCGATCAAGCTGCGGAGTTCGTTTACATCCATGCTTTCTACTACCTTGGTAGCAATCAAAGGCGATAAGCTGTTCAATGAATTGATGATGTCCTGCGCTCCTGCGGTTTCTTTCTTCTCGATAGGTGCAAGGCCTAGCTTTTCTCTGATCTCATCCTGAGTCATGTTAGCTGAGATGATCGCCTCGCTAAATTCAAAAGAGATAGGCTCGGTAGGTTTTAATTCAAGATCAGCAATGATGTCATTGAACTTAAAAAGGTAATTAACCGTCTCTTCAATCGCTCTTTGCTTTGCATTTACATAGGTGTTCTGGAATAGCTGATAGGCTTCCCGCATTTCGCTTCTGCCCCCTAATTGTCCTTCAGTTTTAACACCAAAAAGCATAGGGCTTGTGATCTTGTGACCTGTAAAAATCTCCTGCTGTACGCTCTTATTAAGCAGGTCAAATTGCTTGTCAAGTTCAGTACCTGATAGGTCAATGATGGAAGGTTCGTTCTCTTTACTATCGTTAAACGCTAGCATAAACTTACCCGCATTTTTGCTTCCGCTAAATTTGTTTTGGAATTGTCGCTCGATTCTGTCTTCTTCCTCTTGGCTTACCTTGCCCCCGTTTAAGTTAATTAGCTTACTTGAGAACATCCCGTTGTTTATGGTGTTCAAGTGGTACTCACCTATGCTTATATCTAGTTCGATATAGCTGATAGCCCCCCGATAGTCAGGCAAAGAGTAGGTATTTACCCCCGCACGATATTCTTTAAAGTAAAGTATTTGAGTTCCTGTGGTATTGTTAGGATTAAAAGCCGGGTAAGTTTCGTAATCAGGCCGAGGATTTACATTATCGTTTTTGATCCAATTATCTGAGACATAAAACTCGCTATTGTCTGCGTTTGTTCTTACCTTGTAGTAATCTACATGGTATAGTTCTGCGATCTCGCCTGTGGCCTTAGTCCATATCACCTGTAGATAGTATCCCCCGAAAATAGTTAAGTCCGTGACAAGCTTGTTAGTGACTTCGTTTAGGCTTTCTTCTTTGGTGTTTACCCGATCAATAATTCCAAAGGCTTTGGCCTTCTGCATTTCGTCTTCAGCCTTCACAGTCCACCCGTTACCGCAGATGTAGTCTACCTTCCCAGTGACAATTGCGTTATGCTTTGCGCTGTTATTGTAGATCCTGAGTAGGTAGTTAGGGTAGTCATTCCGCTCACCATAAAAAATGTAGTCTTTCCCCTTTACTTCCTTGTAAATAGGCAAAGGCACATCGTCAAATTTTAGAAATTTTATCATGTTGTGGTATATGTTTTATAATTACCATTGTACCCGTTATATCTCACCACTCCCGCAGTTGACAAATTAACTGCCGTCAATTCCATTTTGCCTGTGGCGATTACTGTACTACCGCTTCCCGATTGAGTAACGTTATACCTCCAGAACCCAACAGTGCCTGTGGTAAATGATGCCTGAGTGATGGCAAATTTTGAATACCTTTCTTTGAATGGGCTAGTATCGCTAAGAGTCAAGGTTACTTGCTCCTTTGTTACCTCATGCTCAAATAAAAAGATATAGCTATTGCTGCTCGTAAGTCGCTTATCAAATAAGGGGATATAGATTACACTATTTGAACCCTTCGTAATTATCACCATAATTATAAATACAAAAACAGCCACCCATGTACACAAAAAAAAACACCCCCAGAACCGAGGGTGCTTTCACATCTAACCTATAAACCAAATATTATTAGACGATAGGAATGACTGCTGTCACTTTTGGACAGAGTTCTTTCTCGTTACCTGTGAAGGTCAAAGTATATCCTGATCTATCACCAAAAGCAGTACCTGAAGCACTACCTCCACCTGTTAGATCCAAACCATAACCTATTCCCAAAAACCAATTTTCCCCGTTGTTATCTACTGCAATAGCTGCAACTCTGTTTTTTCCCAAAAGCACAATTTCGTTTCTGGTATTTACCTGCAATTTGTTAAGAATAATTTCGAGTGTTTGGGTATAGAAAATAGTACCATTTTGCACGTTGGTATTTACAGCCTCTGCAAAGTTTGAAGATTCTTTTACAAGGTCATATCTGTAAAACTTCTTACCTGCATCCATAGTTAAAGTAGTCACTACTCCGGCTGCTACAGTTACCACGTTCAAATCTTCATAAGGTGCGAAGAATACGGCCGTTAAACCGCCGATAGAATCTTTGCAATCAAGCGTGTAAGATTGAGTTAAAGCACAAGGCATATTTTTATAATTTTATAAAGTGAAGGGGAAGACGCAACCATCTTCCCCGATTTTATTTAAGGCGCAACGTACTTCTTCCAGAACACTACTTCGTCAGGGAAGGCAAGTTGTACACCTAGCTTGAACTCAACTACAAATCTCATTTCGTCCGCCTCTTTTGCATAGAACAGTTCGAAGCGATCTTGCTCATTCAAAAGGTCAGTACCTAGGTACATATTAGACATAGACAATCCTACTAGGTAGTCAGTTCCGTTCAATCCGTTCACACCGATCAACTTCACATTTGTTCCTGGTACGATCAATTCCATGTTTGCAGCATCTACAGGATAGTGGAATAGGTTACCATTTCTCAAGGCAATCACATATTCTCTGAAAGTATCATTACCGCAGAAGATTACTACATCTGTTTTGTCCAAAAGGGCAGCAGGAAGTGCAAGGAATACTGCATCAACAGCAGCGATTACAGTAGAAGTAGTCAATGTAGTAACATTGGCAGAGTTTCCATTGATAGGATCACCTGCACCACCAAAACCTAGAGCGTTGATGATTGTACCAAAGCCCATGAATTTGTTAAGTTGAGCGTTTCCGCTTCCTGTATCCCCCTGCCAAATAGCAGTTTCCAAAGCAGCACCAATGCGCTCTACTTTCTGTGCAGAGAATTCAGCACCGTAAGCCATGTAGTCATAGGTAGATCCTTCTCTCAAAGCCTTCTGAGTGTACTTAGCTTCAAATGCCTTAGGGCAGATGCTTTCTTGTACTTTGATTTTACCTACTGTAATGGTTCTCTGTGTGATAGTAGTAGTTCCTGAAGAATTAAATCCACAAGTACCACCTGCTTGGAATACCGCATCGGTAGTCATGATGTTGATAGTCTCAGCGGATTTGATACCCACCTGAACGTTGCCAAGTGCTTCAATCAAAGAAGCTGTTTTTGCTGAGAAGATAGCAGCTGAAGTCAACTGCAATTCGTTCTCTTTTACATAGTTAGTTAATGCTGAAAGGTCTAATGCCATTGTCGTTTATTTTTTAAGTGTTGAAAATGCTTTTTGAAGGTTGTTATATCTATCGTTTTTTTCTGTTTTTAATTGCTTTGCAAATTGGTTAGGAGCAGTGATTGCTTTGTCGCTTGGCTCTTTTGCAAATGATTCAAGAATCTCAGCAGATAGTTTCACCGCTTCTTTCACATCTTCTGCTTTGTCTTCCATCGCCTTAACTTTTGCGCTTAGTTCTTCTACCTTTTTTTCAAGGTATCCCATGGCCTCTTCGAATTTGGCCATAGCCTCATCCTTCTTAGGCTCATCTTCAGCTGGTACTTCCGCTGCTTCGATTTCGATTTCTACTTTTGGCTCACCGCTTTTAACCTCTGCGATTTTACCTGCTTCAGTTACGATTACGATTTCACCGCTTTCTAGTTGATGTTCTCCAACAGGTGCAGGGATCTGAACCCCATCTTCACCAATTACGAAAATATCACCTGCCTCAAGATCGTAGGCAACCGCTGTGCCATCTACTAGCTTACCTTCTACCAAAGCGAAGGCTACTTTCTTTTCTGCTTCTGAGAACAGAAGTTGCTTAATCTGTACTAGTGCTTCTTTTGCGTTCATAATTGTAAATATTTAGTTAGTTATTCTTGTTCAATTTGACTCAAAATTTTAAAAATTTGTGACATGATCTGTTCTTCTTTTTGCACGATCATTCCTGCCTTTTCGTAACGGAATAAACCCTCTACGCTGAAGCCTTTAAAAGTCCCTGCTTTTACTTCGCCCCAAAGTTTCTCATTTTCTACTTTGAAGCTACCGAACCAAGACCCGTCTGCCACATCTTCAAAACCTGTAGGAGGGTTAACCCCTCTTTCCCTATCAATAATGTAGCTTTCAAACATATAAACTCCTTCGGCCTTTTTGCCGTGTTCAATGTTGACCTTTGCCTGATAGCCTTTTTTGAAAAACCGCTGCACGATCTTCTTGATCTGCTCACCTGTGAACATCACATAGTATTCGCCTTCTTCATCCTTTCGGTAGATAGGTAGATCGGCAATCATTAAAGGCCCACTAACAATTCTTTGGTCTTCATCCTGTACCGCAAAGGTTAGCTTAGTGCTGAAATCTTCTTCTAATTGACCCAGTTCTCTTAGCTTGTTTCTTGACCACCCAAGGGCAGCCTTTCCGCCCCATGCGTCGTACATTAATTTTCCGCACCCATCCCCGTAGGCTGTGGAAGATTCGAGATCTACCTCATGTCTACTCAAGTAGCTGTACATCCTCTGGATCGTGTCTAAAGAAATAGGTTCACCGTTTGCTAGTTGATTCGCCCGCTGCTTTCCTACAGGAGTACCGCATGATCCCCACCCATTTGCTTCTGTATATTCAAGAACGTTTTTTGCATTGCCTTTTACCCCATCTGGATAGTCGGCATAGCTTTTAAATTCTCCTTTGTGATATAGGTACTCGCTATCTTCTGTATGAACTGCCCCCGTCATTAGTCGACCGCTTGCGTCTTTATGTGTTGGCCCTGTGTATAGTTCACCGTCTGCCGTGTAATGTGGCAGACCTTCCGCAAAGGCTAGAAAGTTTCTTTGGATTGCAGGGCTTTCCACCAAGGCTACAAAGTCTACTTCCTCTTCGCCTTCGAAATCGTCAGCAATAAACATTTTATAAAGTGGTAATTTATCCATCATGTCTTTAAATATTAAAAGCCTGCCCTTCGTTCAATATCGGCCACCCGCTTCTGCGTGCCTGTCACTTCGCTTTCTACCACATAGGCTCTGATTGGAGGTTGGTTCTGCATCATAGTTCCCAAGGCAGTCACAGGGCTAGTTCCCAAAGTTGGAACTGCTGAAGTAACCGCAGGAGCAGCACCAGAAATAGAAGGGGCAGATACACCGCCACCGCCTCCCGGTACTTTTGTGCTCATGATCTTACGAACATTAGCTATTCCACCCGCCACAGCTACACCCGCTGCAACTGCTGCCAAAGCAGGGCCTGCTACAGGGATACCTACCATAGACTGATAGGCTTTATTAGCTGATAGATAGGTGTCGATTGTAGCCTGTGCAACTGCAAAAGCCTTACCTGCTGCCGTTTCTTTTCCTACTAGGCTTGATAGATTTCCAAGTAGACCTGCAATCTGAGAGGCATTTGCCATTTTAGCCTCTTTTTCTTTTTTATCTAAATCAATTCTAGCATCTGTATTTGCTTCGGTTGCTGCGTTATAATCAGCTTGAGAAATCAGATCCGCTGCATACTGGGAGTCTATTAAAGCCTGTTTTTGATCTAGAAAATCCTTTTGTAAATTAAAATCATTTGCAGCCTTTACCATTTCTGCATCTAGCTTTTCGATTTCTTTGATTGCATTTGCTTCGTCTAAGGTTTGCTGAAATGCTGCTAGTGCCTGCTGTTCTTGTGTTGCTAATTCTAATTTAAGAATGGTTCTTTGATCAGAAGTTAGTTTGTCATTTTGAAGAATCTCCTGTCTTTGTTTTTCAAATTCATCAAGAATCTGTTGCCTAGCTTTTTCATTTTCATCTTTGATGCCATCAAGTCTAGTCTTTGTACGAATGTCGTTTAGTTGCTTTTGAAATGCTGCTTCATCTTGTGCCTGTTTTTCAAGCATCTTAGCTTCATCTTCTTTTGACTTAGCTAGTTCTTCCGCTTCTTTTTGGCTTTGCTTTTCTCTTTCCGCAGATGCCTTTTCTCCCGCTGCTTTTTGTGCCTCCTGTTGGGATAATGTAAAGCCTGCGCTTTGTTCCTTTAATTTATTAAGTGCTCCCTCCGCTTCTTTGATTACCTGATCGCCTTCGGCTGCTACCTTCTCAGGATCGAATACAAAAGATGCAAGATATTTAGTGCTATCATCTAGCAAAGTAGTAGACTCTTCTAGTATCCCTAGCTGCTTTAATCCTGAACTAATCAAATCAACTGTCCCAAGGATCGCAGTAATAGGCAAAGAAAGAAAGGCTAAAAGCCCTGCTAATATTTCTTGGTTTCTTTTGGACGCATCTATCTGCGCTTGTTTAGTTGCTTTAGCATTCTGTAGGTTTACTTCCGCTGCCATTATAGCCTCAGCAGTTTGGGCTATCTTCATTTCAAGGATTTCTTCTTCAGTTTTTCCTTGTAGCTTTAATTGGTTAGCCTGCCCATCTATCGCATCTAGTTTATCAGTCTGTGCCTGAAGGTCTAATTTTGTAGCCTCGTTTAGTTTCTTTTGCTCTGTAGATACCCCGCCAACTAAGGCTAGGATGTCATCCCAATAGGCTACTAATAGACCGACCGCTACCACCAAAGCACCAATGCCTGTAGATATCAAAGCCTTCTTGAATCCGTTTACCCCTACGGTTAATCCTTTGAAAGCAGTAGTTAACTGATCCCCTACTTTTCCAATGTCTTTCAGTTGGGATAGCCCTTGTGACAAAGCCATTGCGCCCTGTACTTTTAGCAAAGCCTTTTCAACATCTTTACTTTCAGAACCGAATAAAGCAAGTGCCCCCTGTGCTGCTGCTATTCCACCTGCTGCTGTGGAGGCTGCCGTAGTTAATGCCTGAAATCTTTTGCCCGGATCAAACTGTTGCGCCTGCTCGTTTGCATCTTCAATACTATCCCTGATACCCGCTACCTTCTTTGCAGCATTAACGGCTTCCGTACTTAGATCTCCAAACTTCTGCCTTGCGTTTTGAAGTTCTAGCGTAGCCTCCTTTAATTGTTTCTTTAAAGGTTTGACATCTGCGTCAAGGATTATCTTATTTTCTTCAGCCATTGGTGTGGGTTTTTAAAGGTTAGGGGAATCGATTGATTCCCCATGTTTTATTCTGTTTCTGCTTCCTTCGGGTTCTGCTCCTGCACTTGCTGTGCTAGGAATTGGATGAAGGACATCCCGTACTTGGTAGGCAACTCTTGCGCCCATGCTTCTAGCATTTTGATTTGGTCTTCGTTAAGCGTTACTTTCATCTTGTGTTTGGTTTTGGTTTTGTGATTGTAAATAAGCAGCGATAATTTCCTCAGTCCAAACGGCATTTGCTACCGCTTGCACCTTGGCATCTTCTCCGCTGATGTCATTGCTAGGATTGACTACATGGCGATGGAAGGTACGGCTAATTTCTGCCCCGTCTTTCTCAATTACATTTGCAGTCCTTACTTGAATTGCATTGCTTTCAAGTATTTCTATTTTGTCGATGATTGTTTTTTCTTTTAAAGCCATTTTTATTTTTGTTTATAGTCTATACGATGCCATTACCTTAGTACTTAAACCAAGAAAATCAAGTTCAGTTAACCAAATTCTAGTGTTATTATCTAAAAGTGCAATGCCTCTATTTTGAACACTTACATTTGAGACAGTACCACCCCCACCAACTGCACCACTAAAAGGTAAACCATTAATCCATCCTGAAGTAGTAGTGGCTTTTACTCCGCCTGTAAATTCTAAACGAATATATACCATGTTCCCTATTTTTGTATATAGACCTGATAAGCTTGTTGGGTTTGTTATCCAAGTTCCGCCAATTGTCGGTGTCCAAGTCCCCTCCTCATAATCATTTAAAGCATTAGCCGCTGCCGTGTCTCCGTTGAATTGGATACCTCCCGTTCCCGATGCCATACGAAGATAGCCTACCGAAGTAATGCGCATTCGTTCGGTGTTAGCAGTTGCAAAACCAATAAACCCGCTTTCGATGTTTCTAATATAAAAATCACTTCCATCTAAAAATAAATCAGAACCATCACCACTTCCGATGCCCGTGGTAGAATTTTGAAATCTTAATCCGCTTGAATTATTAAATATTGTCAATGCCGTGACAGGACTAGCCGTGCCGATGCCTACGTTGCCTGCCGAGGTGATGCGCATTCGTTCAACACCATCAGTTCCAAGTACTAGATTTCCCGCTCCATTTACCCAACCATATCCATTGCTCGAACTATATCCCGCCGATAAACTACTTGAAAACCAATTTGAAATTGGTTGATTTCCAGGCATATATAGTCTATCATTAGTAGATAGTAAACCGCTAGCCGTCACGCTACTTGAGAAGGTAGCCGCGCCTGTGTTAGTAAAATTAAGCCAGCCGTTGCCTAACATAAAAGGTCTATGAGCATTTACTGCATCGTTTACAACTGCTATTTGCAAAGTTCCTGCGGCATCCGTTACTCTAAGGTTACTATCTGTTGCTGTTTTAACATACAAAGGATTGACATTTGCAGCAGCACCACCGAAAGAACCATTCCCACTAAAACTAGCACTAGTCCCGTTCAAAGCACCTGTCAAAGTTACACCGCCCGTGTCGGCTATGGTTAGTCTTGGCAATCCTGAAGTTAATAATTCTAAACTACCATAAGATGAAGCACCGACATAAGATGAAGATACTTTTGCACCTGTACTTGTAGCATAAAGTTCTAATACTTTTCTAGCAGAACCTGAATCAAGACTAACTATCATCCCTCCACCTGCAATAGTAAGACCCGTTGATTCAGGTGTATTTGTACCTATGCCCAACTTTACATTAGCATTATCCCAAAATAGGTTATTGCTTCCCGTCTGAGAATTAGTACCATTCCAATAAGCTACTTGACCTGTTGCCCCTGTGCCTGTGATTGGGTTAGTTAAAGCATTTTGCTTCCCGTTAAAAGTAGACCAATCAGCAGAAGACAAAGCCCCTCGATTAGTAGCGGATGCAGTAGGGATATTGATAGTGATGTTTCCAGAACTTGTCACAGGTGACCCCGTCACACTTACATTTGTTCCTGAAGTACCTATGGTTATGCCTACAGAAGTAACCCCTAGATCAAGGTTACCCTGCATGAAGGTTTGAATACTTGATATAGTTGCCTTGTTTGTAGTGGTAGCCCCACTTACTACGATAGGTACTACATCGTTATTAACTACCGTGCCCCGATCTACTAGTTGACTTATTCGCTTATCTGCCATAATTCTTAAATATAAAACTTATTAACCCCGTTTTCTTGTAACATATAGAAGTCATTCTCCAGAAGGATGTAATCATAATCCTGTGGCTCAAGTTCCCCTAGTATCTTGAATAATGAAACATAACTAAGCCCGTTTGCAATCGGGTTGTACTTATCCACCTTCTGCAACTGAAAGAAGTGATTGCCTACTTTTATGATCTTCCTAAAATCCAAGTTTGAAATATCCATTGGAGTCAAATAGAAATACCCCTGTAAAAGCCTGCTGTTCCTGTCACCTATCGAAGTGATTAAGGTATCGTAGTACTCTGTATAAAGGTTTGAATTTTCAGGATAAGCCCCGATAGCAAAATATACCTCCTTTGGATAGTGGAATAGTTGATCAAAAGCAGGATCTGTCAAACTGTTAACGTGACCTGCATAGGGGTAGGAGTTATAGGTCACCGCACCTGCTGCATACTGAATCTGCCAAGTTGTAGGGCAGGGGGTTTGTGGTGCAAAGAATACTATTCTCGGCTTGAAGTTGTCTGGAATCTTTACGTTGTTTTCAACTTTGTAAAGGTGAACCATAACCCTTCCTGCTAGTTCTTCTCGCATAACAGGAGGCGCAAAAACTACCTTCACGGATTTGGTTTCTGTGACAAAATCATTCGGAATTACTTCCCGTTTTTCCCCATATCCTTCATTGAATTTGGTCTTATAGCTTTGACTCCAATAGTCGCTGTCATCGTCAAACATAAGACGATATTCCTTTGCTGATAATTCGCTCAAAGGGGTTATTATCACCTCTTGGGATACATCTAGCTTGTCGCTCCAATCTATGGCCTCATTCTTAAAGGTTTTAAAGAACTCATTATATGGGATGATCTCGAGTATGTTGGTTTGCAGCTTGTCCTGAGTTATGTACAAATTGTACATCGAGATAATAGACTTGAGGAAGTCCCGCTGCTTCATAGATTTCGGCATCGTATAATTAATCTTCATCGTGTCACCCTCTACTACATCGACTGCCACAGGTATTGAACTGCCAATCTTTAACGCTCCTCCCGGTGCTATTGTTACCCTATTCTGAATGTTAGAATTATAACCGCCTCCTCCAATAGCTTGACCGGTTAGCCTTATCTCAAAGTAGTCACCTAATGCAAGGGTTATTCCTCCGCTAAGTGCAAAATTGTAAGTATATGTTCCCCCTAATGGTACGATAGTTACTAACTCGGTTTCAGATAAAATTTGCGACCCATTTTTTAAAACAATTATAGTCCACTGATTCTTTGTAAAGGTTTCTAAAGAAGTAAGACTGAGGCTTACATTAAAGTTAAGACCTGTATTTAAACCCTGAGTTTTATTGTAAGTAAATTTAGTGCCTCCATTACTAATCGTAAAGCTAGGTGCAGACACACTATTAAAAACTAAAAGTTGTGAAAAGCTAGGTGTAGAAGTTACGTTCTGAATAAGCAGGTTTGTTCTCTGATCTAGCAAATTTAGAACTTCCCTAGTGATATTCTTTTCTGCCGTCAATAAAATTAGCTTCCTAAAAAAGAAGGATTCAAAGATCGGTGCAGTAATAACAAATTTTGCATCCTCAAATATTCTCTTTAGAATCTCGGTTACAAATACTGCCGGCTTAAAGTTTTTTAAAGGGTAGTTTATGTTGTTTGCGCTGTATCCGTAATCGACCAAAGGGTAGACATAGTTCTGCGCCCCAGATACCCACTCTGTTCTTGCCCAACTTGCTTCAATATTTGCCTGATTGTAGGTGTGGTCATAGTTATCAAAGTTTAGATCTGCTAGGGTAAGGTCTCCCAAGGCATCTAGGATGTCCCGTAACCTGCCAAACATATTAACCTCGTAAACTATGTCCCCTGATTTGTTGCTGATCTTAGACATCCTTAAAACACCGTCAAAGATCTTCACGTTATCCAAGAAGATTTGGGCTTTCGCCTGTTTTGCAGGATTAAAGTTCTGACCTATGTTAGCCCCTACTATGATATCATTTGAAACTGAGATGTCAAAGATGTTCCCGAATAGCTGCTGATTTCTTGCAGTACTTGGTAGGGTTAAAGTCTTGGAAAAGCTAGTATTTCTACGCTCGATATCACTAATATCTGCAACCGAAAAGGTAAACTCAACATCGATATCCCCAAGGGTGTCTGCTTCATAGCCTTCTACAAATAGTCTTGCGCTCATATTACCTGTCGATTGTTTATAAGCTGAAATTCAAGGTCTAGTTCAATATTGAATACTTTATCCACCGCAGTCTTTTTAACCTCGTAGGAGGTCGCTGTAGGCTTCGCAGGTATCCATGACGGGCTGATGTAGTTATCATTCACCAAGTTCATGTATACCAAAGGGGACGAGTACAACTCCCGCAGGATTTCGGCTTGTGCATCCGTTAAATAGTCGCTTATGATCTTCCACTTTTGGGTTTCCTTTGTGTAGTAGATTGGATTGATATTTTTAACCCTTACCCCATCGGCTTCATAGATGCTACCTGAGTAGTTCCTCTCGTATCCTTTCTTTTCTACATCAAAGGTAGTCTTGCTTACTAGGTCAAAATTAAAGAAGTCATAAACACCGTACTTGTTTAAGTAAGCCAAGCGCATAGGGTCAAATTTACCGCAGGACTGAATGTAGATAGTTGCAAACTTTGCCCGCCTTGCTGATCCGTTATTCCAATTTGCAAAGACCTGAATATTGTCGATGCTTCCCCCATAGGTCAAAGGTGTTATCTGTATGTAGGTGACGCTTGGAGTAGCAACCGCAGCAGGTGTGATATAGTAGGTCGATGTAGTAGCATTTGCATAGGTTACTAGTAGTTCGCAGTTAGTCAAAAGGTTTGTATTAAGGAAGCCGAATATTGTCGCATCGGTTTCCCTTGCTTTGATCGTAGTCCATTCGCTTAGTGGTAGGTAGTTTGTATTGCTTACCCCGTTGTATTGACTTAGATCCGTAGCAAAACTATTTTCTTCTAGCAAAGGCAAAGAAGCAGCCAAGGCATACTTGGTAGCACTTACCACCTCTGAAGCTGAGACGATCTGAAACACCCCTGCAACCTCGTAGTATTCATAGCATTTAAGATAGTAGCCTTTGATTATGTTGGTATTGCTAGCCGATGTTGCTACCTGATAGAATCCACTTGAATAAGTAAAGTTTACAGATACAAATTTGCTCACATCAAACTCGACAGAATCCGCAGGGTTAGCCGGGGAGTCATAGAATGCCTGAGTGATTAACTCGTTTGCAATATTGAAAACCTTCACCACATATTTGAAGCCTGATAGGTTTGCGTTGTTGCTGCTGATCGTGTAGTTGATACGATTGAATGCAGGCAGGATACTATTGGTAGGTTGGACTAGGGTTATCATTTGCTTATTCTTAAAGTTAGTGAGTCTGCTCCAATGGATTGCACATCAACATTGAAATCTGGAATTGATTCATTGATTGACTTTTTTATAAATTGCTTTCCTTCAATACCGTATTTTTTAATATAGTAAGCTAATCGCTTTGCACTACTTGAAATCTGTGGTAGCATATTGCGCCCCTCAATTAAATTAGTTGCTTCGATCTCCATATTTTTTCTTTTCATCCACCCTTCTAATTTTTGCAAGGCTTCTACAGGCATACTATATGTTTTAAATTGATAGTATCTGCCCTCTGCATTTGGGTAGGTCTTGCGTGTGTTTTTAATACCCTTTACCCCTTTGTCTTGGTAATCTGAATACTCAGCCCCTACGCTAATTTCTAGCCTATAACCTGTCTTAGTTTCACTTACTCCTAGCACCTTATAAGAAGAGTTTAGAGTGCCTTGATCATTAGGTGAATACTTTGCTAGGTTAAGTACAATTTTTCCGCCTAGCTTTAGCATGGCATCTTTGACATTATTAACAGCCATATTCTCAACATCGAGAATGTATTGATTAGCGTTTAATCTAACCCCGTTGACATTGAATAAACCGTCTACTTTAGCTTGGCTTGCAACGACCATTTTTTATATTCTAAATCCTTGTGTTTGTTATAATCCTTTAAATATGCTAATGAATTCAGGTACTCGATCACGTTAAGATCGTAGGTTTGATTCACCGTTATATTGCTGAAGTCTGCGACCTGTTTAGTGCTAAATACCCACCCCCAACGTTCCATAAACGGGCTGCCTTCTCCGCCATCTCCTTGTTCTGGATTGAGGAGGTTATGGTACTGCTTATTAACTCGTTGAATAATTGACAAAAAAAAAGCATGCACCCGTAAACTTGCAAGAAATTAGCTTCTAGCAAATCATCCGCCACCACCTCATGAGGCACTACCCCATAGCCTTGGTATCTTTTGCCCTTCATGGGTAGAAAGAAGCAGGCAGCAATCTTGTTAAGCTGCATGATCTCACCGCTAAAGGCTAGAATATCTATATACTGCCCTGCCGTGATTTCGTTTACTTCATAACAAAACTTGTATCGGTTATCCCCTACTTGGAGATAGTCGACAGGCTTAGTCTCAGGCAAATTATCAAAGAAAGATAGCTTTTCACCATACTCTTTGATTAAATCCCTGTACTTGTAGTCATCGTAATCCCGCTCATTTTTACCGTCGATCACCGCTAGCATTTTCTGCTGCTTCTCGATTATGTTTAAATTTGCGTTCACCTCGATATCGTACAAGGTTATAAACTGCCCGACCGTTAATTTGTCCCACATGGCTTTAAATATATTTTATTGGTTTGATGTTTTTATCTGAAGGAGTACCTGCCCAAATGACTCTTTGAAATCTTATTGACTACCGAATAGCGCAGGGCATCCAAGGCGTGATTGAAATTATCTACAGGCTTGTTGGTTAGTAAGCCGTTTTTATCTTCTATGTATTTGTAGTTCCTTAATTCTTTGATCAGGTTAAAGCTGCTTTCGGTTGCGATCAGCTTGTATCTCCTGATTATGTCAATGCCTATGTTGATAGATCCTTTAATGGTAGGCTTTACATTCCATCCCATCCTATATATCTCCTCAATACTTTTCGGCTCTGCTGAATCGGCATAGATTTCATTACTGCGATTTAACCCCAATACTTTCATTTCGTTTGCTATGTCCTGATTGGTCATGCCTGTGCGATATAACAATTCATCGACATACATATTATCATCTAAAATGTAGGTTCTCACCAAGCTAGTAGGATCACTTGAGTAACCAAAGTCAAGGCCGTAGCTTACTAGCTTTGCTTCCTTTGGGATTTCTTTGGTAGTTGAGAAAGTATATACTAGGGATCTAGCCTGCCCCCGTTCTCCTAAGCCGTAGACCCTCCAATAGTTTTCATCTATTTCCTTGAGTCTTTCAATCTCTGCTTTGATCTCAGCCCCCAGGAAAGGGTTATCCTTGTAGGTAGTCTGATAGAATTCCACATCCTTTCTAGGTAGCACCTGATCATATATCCAATGAAATTCCTCTGAAGGGTTGAAGTCAATGATCACCTTCTCATTTGTACGGAAAAGCAACTGCTGCCAATCTTCAAAGGTTAATTCATTAGCCTCATTACAAAAAAGTAGATCTCGCTTTCTACCCCTGATTTTTTGAGGCATATCAAGTGAGATGAATTCTATCGTGTTGCTGTTTAACTTGTATTCAGATGCTGTCTTGCTGTGGTCATCTTCAGAGTATATCTCGTGATCCTTCAGGATGGTTAGGAAGTCACGCATGACAGTACCCCTCAAAGCCGGGTAGGTCTTCCTGCATATTGTGATAATCTTACCTTCGTTTCTTTGGCAGTATGAAAAAATAATCCAAAGAAGAATATTATAGGTCTTCCCTGATCTAGTGCCACCTTGCTGTACTACTATCTTTGATTTGCTACTCTCAAGGTGGCGGAATACCTTATTTGTTTTGATACTAGTTGCTGTCATCAACTATTTTTACTTCAAATAGTTTCTTCCCGTCTGCGCCTGTTATTTCCTGTCTTTCGATATAGCCCCTAGATTTCCCCTGTGTTTTCAAGTAAAAAATAACCGCAGTCATATTACCCTCTAGCATCCCTTTATCGAGCATAGATTCGGCAAAGTCAAGCCTCTTATTTCTCCCTTCCTGTACAGCCTCTTCTAAGCCCTCCTGCTCAATCCATTTGTAAAGTGTAGCCCTTTCTACCCCCAAAGACTTTGAGGCTGTAGAAAGGTTACCAAGTGCCTTCACAATTGCTTTCTCTATCACGGATCTATCAGGCTTTTTCATATTGTTTATTTTTGTGCAATATTGGTCAAAGGTTTAATTGAATAGTAAAAGTGTTTGCCTTTCTTTTTGCACTTCTGATCATTCCAGGATACAACTTATTTAGTTTTTTTATTGCATCCCTTTCCATATCTACAGTCCTATAGTCTTTGCATCCTCCTTCAGTTTTCCAATGTTCATTTTCCCAATGAACATATCTAATACCAAGAACACCCCCATATTTGACTATATGTCTAAGGCATATTTCATAGTCTTCCTTTACTTTAAAATTTTCATCAAAATAAAATTCTCCATCATTAACCATTCCCATACAACTTGCAGTTATATAGGTTTTCATTAGTATTGGTTTATACGGATGAACAGATCTAGGGGCTGCCTCAGTTTTAAAACCCCACATTTTAAAATTTAATTGTTCACATAAATCAAATGCTTTGACAAATTCTTCCGCCCAAAATCCTTCATCTGAAATATGTTTCTTTTTTGCCTGAGTTCTACCCATTTCAGTATACCCTACATATTTTGCATCATCATCAAGAAATACTACCCACTTTTCTTCTGTGTTTTTTAAAATCCAATTCCTTGTTTGAGTTATTCCCTGAACTGAACTAGGTACACCTACTACATTTTTTATGTAGTTGTATTGATGTAATTCACTTTCAGGTACAAAAAAAGTACCAATATTTGGCAGTATTTTATTGGTAGTTGTTTTTCCTGCTCTGTTTTTACTTGGTATTGCTATCAGCATATCTTTCTTTGAAATCATTCCAATATAAAACCCGTTCAAGACTAATTGCATCTACTTTGCTTCCTTCTTTATATCCTCCTCTCCTTACCATTTTCAACTTTAAAACATTTTTTAAATCTTCCCAATCCTCAGAATTTGGATCTGCCATAATTAGAATATATTCTTTTGGCGGAATTAATTGAACAGACTGTTCAAAATCTAATGTTTCACCCTCTTCTAATTCATCTATCTTATCATCTATTGGAAGATCTAATCCCCATTCTTCTAGTGTTAATTCATCCCATTCATTAGCAATCATGTCCCAGTCCCACTCACCGAAGCCTACATTGTCCTTGATGATAAACTGCTTCTGTTCTTCCTCTGTGAGGTCATGCGCAAAGATCACCGGTACTTCCTTCAGCCCTGCTTCCTTGCAGGCCTTTAGCCTCATGTTTCCCCCTAGGACTATCATATCAGCGTTCACCACAATAGGCCTAATCTCAAGCATCTTTGGAAACTCCTGAATAGATTTGACTAGCTTTTTAAACTTATCATCCTTGATAATCCTAGGGTTATTTGGATTGCTCTTGACCTCCGATAGCTTAACGATCTTGATCTCCATTAGTCTAGTTTTTCGTTGGCTACTTGCAAAGGTTCTACAGGTGTGATGTCCTTTTCTTCCAGGCTATTAGCGATCCCTGCATCGTCTAGCAGCTTCTTAAACAAATGTGCGAGATCAAAGATTCCGTCTTCATTGTCAAGGGTGATGCTGATCACTTTTTTTTCGCTGTTAAAATTTAATTGAAAGTTTGACATGGTTTGGTTTATTAAAATGGTAGATCGTATTCTTCTTCCTGTACAGGTGCAAGAGCAGTAGGCATCTTGTTAACCTGTGAATTGTTATTTTCTTCCTTTTTGTAATCGTTTAGGGTAATAGCCACATCCTTGCCGAAGTCATTTGGCTTATCAAAAATGTTGATATTCACATTCACATAAGTCTTCCCGTTGTAGGTGTAGGCGTGCGCATGGCAATCAGATAGGCATATCGCAGCAGTCAGCCAAGAGTCACTTCTTTTCTTTCCGTTGCCTAGTCTTATTTTTGGTTTGGTGTCCATGTTATGTGGTTTTAGGTTTTCTTCCTCTTTTTGCAGGAGTGCTTTCAATTATCTTTTCTATTTCATCAAATGCCGCATCTAGCCCCTCCAATATTTCGGCACTTTCTTCGCTTTGCTGCCGATACCAAGTAGTATTTTCTTCGTTCGTGTACCACCCATACAAGTAGTTAACTAACTCCATCCGACAGCTACTGCACCAATGGCTGAAGTTATGCTTAGGTGAAACATAGGTAGTGTATAGGTGGATTAATTCTGTGTAGACTTCCTTGTCATAATTACGGATAAATGCATGCTTCTTGTAGCTTTCGTACAGGGGCATGTGCTTCTTGAATAATTCTAAATCTTCTGGTGTCATAGTTCAAATTTGTTAGTTAAATATTGTTCAATCCAAAGGTAAATAAAGGGGACTGCGCTACTTATAAATATTGCAGAAAGCAAATCCGTTTTTAAGACTAGATAAAATAGGCTGATCCAAAAGGACATACAAAAGGAGCAGCTAAAAGGCTTGACTAGTTTTCGCTTTGTAAACTTGGTAAATAAAGCAGGAATATTTATGATGTAAAAGTACAGCAGGGTTAACCCCACCGACCCTAGTACACCAACTGCGATTTGATACATGATCTTATTTTTTTAATTGTTATAAAAATTGAAGTATGCGGAATGCCTGTTTGCTTTGATACCTTCCGGACTGATCCTAGTTCCACATACATCTTGAGTATCTCTTGATCATACCAATACAAGCCCTGCACTATCTTTGCTATCGCATCCGCTACCTCTTGACTATTATCGATTGGCTGTTCTTCTTTTACAAATTTCATTATATCTTCCACAGGTATAAGGCTTCCGTAAAGCCTTCCGAACTTCCCGTACTTTGAATTAGTTTGATTGCAGCAGATCCGAACTATCCAAAACTTGAAAACCTGCTTTCCTTTGGCTTCTAGTTCCCTTATTTTTTCTGAATCGTACTCTAGGACTATGACCGCTACCTCTTGCCTGAGATCTTCCCATAGGTCTTTACCTATGTTCTGAAATACATATTTGAACTCCTGATCGTATAGCCATCCAATCGCTTTCATTTCAGGCTTATTACTTCGCCTGTGGGCTGCCCTGCAAAATCACATAGCCATCCATTCCATTCAAACCGTATCTCCTTCTGTCGGCCGTAATATGAAGCCGCTAGAAGTCTTATTTGCCTTTGTACTATCTCAATACTTTGAAAGCTGCCTTTCCCTTTATTCATCCATGCAGACCATTGACCGCTTGATTCCTTATAGCGGATCTCAATAGAATAATCTAGCTTGGATTTGGGCAGGGTTCTAGCCATTCCTTTCTCTGATTACTACTTCTAACCCTATAGCCTCACAGATCATGCGCAGGTTAAAAAGGCTGATTGACTCCCATCCATTCTCAACTTGATTGATAGGGGCATGACTTAGACCTAGCTTCTTGCATAGTTCTAGCTGAGTATATCCACTTTTCTTTCTTGATCTTCTAATTAGTAATCCTTCTTCTACGCTCATTTGGTTTGTTATTTATTCAAATATAGGATTAAAATTAATATCCTATTTTAAAGAGTGAATTTTGTCTAAAAAGGTAGCATTTTAAATA